AAATTGCAACGATGAACTTTATCTGAGTCCTGTTCGCACACTAACTAAAAGAGATTATAATCACATACACGGAAGCGGTCAGCCTGTACTCCCTACTCTAGATTCTTCTGGCGGTAGCTCATACAGTCGTAGTTAGCCAACTGTAATTTTGCTCCTGGGTCGGTTTGTTTCGTTGCCCAGATCTTTTGGTTTTTACACCTAATTGATTGCCTTGCCGTCATGTGCTTAGTCTTATCTAAGCGTTCCACGTGCGGTACTTAAACGTAGCACGATCTCCTCATGACACAGATTATATCTGCATTAGTGGCTGTTAAATTCTTTTGTTAAACATTCTGCAAATAATCTTTGACTTTTTATTCCAGGATGTAACCCATCATTACCTATATCAATCATCATGTCAAAAAAACTGTTGTATAAATTTAACCAACTGTTTTGTTGTATACCACCTTGTTCTGTATAATTTTTATGCATCATATGATACAGTTGATCTATTTCATTATCATTCCTATTAGAACTGTTAAGTAATTCATTGGTATAGGGTGTTAACATACTAGGTTTAACTGTTGAATCTTTGTAATTAAAATATCCGTTGTCCCATGGTAATATATTGTTAATAAAAAATATTTTAGTATCTTTTGATGATGCAATGTTAGTTAAAACATTTACGTAACTTACCAAATCTCTGATATAATAATGTGGATGATTTAATAGTAAAAATTCATCATTTAGTTTAGTTAATTTCTCTGCGGTCCATGATATATTATTACCATTGTGCTCTTCAATCTCATCAATTCTTGAAAATCGCTTGCTAGGTAAAAAACTTCTTTTTGATTCATAAAGTTCTAGCCCTAACCAAAATACATATCTGTGTAAAGCAGTCCAACAAACAAATGCGTAATCATATTTGTGTTTAGTTAATTTTACTGCACTGTCTAGAAATATTCTTTCATTTGAGTGACCCACTACCCCTATATTATCTATATGGTAGTCACTATCAAATACATTGCCCGCAAAAATATTTGAAAAATGTTTTGGGTCCTTGTGCTCATTTTCTAAACCACACCCTTGCACAAAGGAGCATCCAGAAAATAATACAGATATCATTGACAATTTCCTTTATTTTGTAAATTTTACGTCTTTAACAGAATTCTTACCAAGTTTAATCTGTATGATACCGTTGTAGTTATTCTCTTTCAACAGCACACCTTCCTTAAATTGATAGTACGCTTCCATATAGTTTGTTTCACCACGAGACTTACATAAATGTATGATCTCACGTGTGAACTTGTCTTTTCCTAACCTAGTCAAATCTTCAACTAGTCTAGCAGATGAGCCCCAGTAGTCTTTCCAATCAGTCTCAACTGTTTCCCTGCGTTTGTTTTTCTTGCCTTTTAGAGGTGGTCTCTTTTTGATGGTAGTAAAATATTTGCGGCCAACGTAATCATGACCATTTGTGGTATTAGTTATTCTGTAGATAAAGCCATAGTTGTCAGCGATATCCTCAGACTCAAAAGTTTTACCGAGATAAGTCCAAGGATAATCATATGACATAGAGTTATTTATTTTGCAGCCATTGCATTTTTCTTATCTTGGATTTCTGCACGTCTAGCCTTGGCCAGTTTTGCTAGATCACCTAATGCGCCACGAGCACGTGTCGCCGAAGCCTTAACACCTTTGCCTTCAAATTTTTCTGATTCTGCTACATATAGTTCTACTGCTGCTAAAATATCATCATGAATTGCCATGTTTACTTTTCCTTTATAAAAATTATACTGCTAATCTTGCTTGTTTACGAGCGATTTCTCTAGAGATCTTTGATTTATCTTTTTTACGTTGTGTTTTATCTAGCATCGCTGTTAATTGTGAGACATTCAATGGACCTAGTCTGGGTTTACCATTTCTTGTCATCATTGGATTACCTTTCCGTTTACCTGGGTGTACTCTTGCTGTTGCTCCGCCTGCCATTGAATGAACTCCTTGCTATATTGTGTTATTTACTGTTAAAATTGACATACAAAATTATTTCTTCTACACAGGTGTTTGGTTTGATCATAGTCGCATAATCGATAAATTCTGCTACATCTTTACAATCAACCCCATTACCTGTCCAACTTGGCCTAGATCTACTTAATTCAGTATCTAGTCTGTCTAAAGTAATTAGCGTGGTTTTAAATTTAACTAAGTCATTCTTGAAAGCGGCTGTACATTGCTTACTAGCATGTGCTAGTGCGGCTTTAGCAGTACGATAAGTTTCAAACATAGGTTCTGGACTTACGATAGATCCCGCACCCACACTACCAATATTAAAAATATATCCTTGTTTATTGTTGGCTTTCCATGTTTGATAAACTTCATATAATAAATTAGTCTGGGCAAAATTAGCCCAAGGTTCATGTGGTGGACCATCAAAAGCATTGTTGACAAATATATCAAATTCTAAACTTTGTTCAGCAATCTCTTTTGCTTGCTTGGTAATATCATATCCTTGCTGTCTTGAGATACTAACAGCATTAAAATGATTAACCAAAGTTAACCCCAACCCACGATTCCCACCTGTTACTAACATCGTCATCTTATACTTCCTCCTTGATCCCATACCTTGGATAATTTACTACCACAGGTCATAGCGCACTCAAATATCCTACCATTGTTTAAATCTTTAGTCCAACTGTCAACGATATGTTGCCAAAATCCATTAGCAAATATATCTCCTAATGAATTAAAGTGTATGTCTAAATTGTTGCGACCATATTGTTTAATTAATTCTTGTATTTGATTCTTGCCATTTACATTACTTAATTCATGATGCCCTGGTAAGGTGTCTGCGTCATAAAATCTTTTGTCATATAAATTGTGTGTAAAAAAATTACAAGGCAACACTAATCCTTCTCCAGTTATGACTACTTTTTTGCCCAACAGTGCATCACAACGTATTTCAGTGGTGTCAAAGTAATCTTTTATATTATTGTATTCTTTCTTAAGTTCTGTCAATCTAATCATTGATCGATTACGATATTTCTCATCTGCGGGAGGTTCTAAGTCGTTATCGTTTTTTACAGGCCATGATGTTAATTCTTCAACCCGCCCATGATGGAAAAATCTTCCAGTGTTACGAGCAAGAAAATTCTCAAAACCTAAAATCTGACTTAGATTCCTGGCCTCATCAACTTGATGCTCGTTGTGTTTGAATACAATATAATTCCATTGTGCTTTTCCGCCTGCACGGATAAATGCCTGTGTATTGGCCATGACCTTGTCCCATTTTACATTGCGCCTGTATATGTGGTTAGTATCTTCTAGTCCATCAATACCAAAATCTATTTTACCATACCCATTTAGAATAGTAGCTAATTCAGTCCACCATTCGGGACTACGTATGCCTGCGTTGGTATGTAAATATAACCAAACCGTGGGACTTTTACTGCGAAAATCTCTGAGAATATCTAAAAAGTCTGGGTGTACTATGGGATCACCATAACTACCACAGAAAAATATCTGTCGTAATCTGCTGACTAGATCTTTTGGAAAAGCACGATTGATAGTATCACGTGATAGATAAACCAATGGCATGTGGGGATTAACTTCTCCACCATTGACGTTGCGTGGACATTGTGGACAAGCCGCATTACAGTGTGTAGTTATTTCAATCTGATATTCATCAATGATGTTGTAGTCAAACATCAAGTAATTTCCACATCTGTGTTATAGCTGGTAAATCCATTTTCTTTTACCACAGTCAGGACATTATTCACACGACCACCTAGCTCATCTCTATGCGATACTAACCAAATTGATTTATGTGCATCACGGCTCATCTTCTTAAGTATGGCCATGGCGTTCTCTACACCACTTGCATCCATACCACTGTCGATCAATTCGTCAATGAACAACAAGTTAATAGGTTGATACAATGACTCCCACACATCACGGAAACTCCATGACAGTGAAAGTATCAGACGATTACGTTCACCTCTTGACAGATTGTCAAAGTCTAGTTCACGGCCTAGCTCAGTAATGTTTACTGATAAATCATTCATAAATACCACGGTATGGGGTAAGCCAATACGGTCAAGATATTGGCTTAATCTCGCGTTCAAGTAGCTGAGATTTTGGTCGATAATACGTTTACGTATGTAACTGTCTTTGTTAGTTAATAGTTTGTATAAGAACTCTTGATGATCTTTGACACGACTAAGTTCATTCATCTTGGTATAATCAATCTCAGCAAGCGCAGTTGCTTTCATATCAGCGATCTGTTCAGTATAAGGATCTTCTTCCGCTGTCTTGCTGGTGATCTGCTCTTGTATGCTGGCGATACTGCTACGATGTTGGATAGCAAGTCCCTCATTGTCATAGAATGTTTTAGGCTGTGATCCTAGCTCACCTAATTCTTGTTTGGCTAAGATCAGTGCTTCTAAATCTCCAGCATGGACGCCTTGTTGTGTCTCTGCATCTTTAAGTTTGCTTTCTTTGATCGCCAATAGTTCTTCATGTTTACTGTCATGTAAATCCTGTCCACAGGTATTACACTTGTGTTCACGTAGAGTAGCTATATCACCTGTTAAGTTAGCGATGCCGTTAACTTCACGAGATAAATCCTGCTCACTGCGTGCTATGGCTTTGTCTAGATCTGTAATATCTTTACGCTTTTGATTATATGTTGATAACTCTTTATGTGCGAGAATCTCTGCATCAATATCTAATTTAAGTAATTCATCTAGTGCTGACTGTAATTTAGCGACATCATCCTTACGTTTAGTCAACCATAACATCTGTCGACGCTGTGTGGCTTCGATCTGTTCTTCAATACGCTTATTGGCATCAGCCACTGCCTTGATGTTGGCTTCTTCCTGTTGTATGGCGTCCTTTGTAGCCTTACTCTGCTCTTTGAGTGTTTCGGCTTTCTCACTCAAT